AGAAGCTTTAAAGTTTTAGGCTCTGAAATGAATCTAGTGACATCTCAATTTGATAAGCAAGATAAATCTATTCAAGCAATTACAACAAGGAATAGTGTTTTGAATAAAAAGATATATGCACAAAAGGATAAAATTAATACTTTAAATTCTGCATTGAAAAACTCCTCTGATTCTTTTGGTAAGGCAGATAAGAGAACACAGAACTGGGCAATTCAACTTAATAACGCAAAAGCTACATTGAACAAGATGAAAAATGAAGTTGATAAAAATGTTCAAGAGATAAATGAGTTAGATAAAGGTTTCAAAAGCACAGAAAAAAGTGCAGGACAATTTACAAAAGCAATAAATAAAGCAGCTAAAGAAACAAAAGATACATCAAAAAGTTTTGAAAAAATAGGTAGCGCTTTAAAAGGTGTGGGAGTAGCTATAGGTGCTTCCATTGTAGCCATTGGGGCTTCGGTTGTTGCAACTGGTGCTAGTTTAGTAAAACTTGGTGATGAGTATAATATGGCTGTTAATCAAATGTCTGCTTCTACTGGTGTAACGGGAGAGGAATTAGAAAAACTAGGAGACATTGCTAAAAACGTCTATAAGCATAATTTTGGTGATAACTTAGAAGATGTAGCAAATGGTATTTCAGAAGTGAAAAAGATAACTGGACTTATGGGAGATGAATTAGAAAAAGCTACTGAGTCTGGATTTGCACTAAGAGATACCTTTGGATTTGAAATACAAGAATCTGCAAGAACTGCAGGTGCTTTAATGAAGAATTTTGGAATATCATCTGAAGAAGCATATAACATAATCGCAACTGGTGCTCAAAATGGAGCGAATAAAAATGGTGACTTATTAGATACATTAAATGAATATTCTGTACAGTACTCCGCTTTAGGGTTAAGTGCAGATGAATTTGTCACAGGTCTTATAAAAGGTGCAGAAGCTGGTACTTTTAGTGTGGATAAAATTGGTGACGCTGTAAAAGAGTTTACTATAAGGACAAAGGATGGAAGTAAAGGAACAACAGAAGCATTTGAGTCTTTAGGATTAGATGCAACAAAGATGTCAAAAGCATTTGCAAATGGTGGGGAAGCTGCAAATGAGGCTTTTTATAGTGTTATTGATAGGTTAAACGAAATAGAGGATCCACTATACTCAATTTGAAGATTTAGAAGCAGGTGTGCTTCCAGTTTTATCAAGTATGAAAGATGGTACACTTAAAACTAAGGATGCACTATTACAGATAACTAAAGTTAAATATAATAATATCTCAGATGGGTTTGAGGGGGTTAAACGTTCTTTGCAAGGTGTGTTTTTACCTGCAGTTAGTGAAGTATCAGGTGGAATTACAAACCTTTTTTCAGAACTTTCAAATGGGATTAACAATGCAGATGGAGACTTCTCAAAAATCTCTGATGTTATTTCTAAAACAGTAGGTGGGATTACAACTCTTATTACTGAGCAATTACCTAAGTTTGTAACTTTGGGTCTTGATATTATAATGTCCATTGGAAATACCATTATAGATAACTTACCTTTAATTATTGATTCTGCTATGCAAATAGTAATGACATTACTAACTGCTATTATTGATGCCTTGCCACAAATAGCAGAAGGGGCTTTATATCTTGTACTTGCACTAGCAGAAGGTATTATTGCTAATTTACCAGGTTTGGTTGAAGCAGCCATTTTAGTGGTTGTAACACTTGCATCTGGTATTGGAGATGCTCTACCTGAATTAATTCCAGCAATTATTCAAGCGATTATTTTGATAGTAGGAACACTTATTAATAATATGGATAAGATTATATTAGCAGCTTTTAAGATTATTAAGGGTCTTGCAACTGGACTTTTAAATGCACTACCAGTTTTAATCCATTATTGATTTTATAACTAATAATTTACCTGAGTTTATTGAAATGGGAGTAGAGCTGATCATTCAATTAGCTACAGGTATTATTAAAGCTATCCCTCAATTAGTAGAGCAACTTCCTAAAATAGTTATAGCTATTGTAGATGGGCTAATTAAGCTTATACCTTCATTAAACGAGATGGGAAAGAATATTATGATGGGCCTTTGGGATGGTATAGCATCTATGAATGATTGGTTGAAAAATAAAGTTAGTGATGTAGTAGATGGACTTATTGGAGGAGTTAAAAAGGTTCTTGGAATAAACTCGCCTTCAAAAGTATTTGCAGGTATTGGTTCTAATATGGGTACTGGTATTGGATTAGGTTTTAGTAATGCTATGAAAGACGTATCAAAAGATATGAATAGAGCAATTCCAACAGATTTTGATATTGATACAAATATAGTAGCCAATAAAAATGATATAGCTTTTCAAAGTGTAGGTAATTCAAAATCAGTAGTTGAGCATAAAGGTGTTATAGAAGTTAGAGGAGTAAATAGTAAAAATGAGTTAACAAATGTAGTAGAAATTATTATGGATCAATTTAGAAGGGAGGCTAGAATCTAATGATAAGACTTGAAACAAATAGTGGAGAAGTATTATCTAGGATTCTAAAAGAAGTTTCTCCAATAATATTTAATTCAAATAAACAAGTAAATAGACTTTTAGATGGAAGCTATCATGTGCAGATAATAGGTAGTCCACTAAAAAGTATTGAAGGAACTATTATTTCATCTTTAAACCAAGCGAATATTCTTAATCAATTAATAGATCAAGGAGAACTTTTGGTTTTTATATTTATGGATAAAAAATACTTTGGATATATTGATGAAGAAATTAACTGGAAAAGAGTTAGTTTTGCCAATGGGAATAAAGATAAAAGCTATTATGAGGGTAAAATGAAAATGGTTATTATTGAGGAGGTAGTGACATGAGAAACATTACATCTTCTTTAAATGAAAAACTAGAAAGTTCTCAGCAGACCCCTTCTAATAACTCTAATCCTAAAATGAGTATAAAAGTTAGTCGTGCAAGGACTACTGTTATGGATTCAGATTACTGGATGGTTGAAACTATAAAAGAAAAACCAGATTTAGGTGATATTGCTTTAGCTTTAAAAAGAGTAAATTCATATAGCGCACCAGATAGAATATATGAAATATATGTAGATGAAGGAACTGTAAAAACTGCTTTAAGAGAATATCCAGATTACTTAAAGGATGGATGGCAAGCTCAATTTGAGCTAGGTGCAGGAAGTAGCGTTTCTATTGCATTTGATGGGCATTGGCAATATAACAGAGGTAAGTGGAGAATCATAACTGATGAAAACCCGCATATATTTTGGGTTGATTCATCAAATATACTAATGACTAGGTTATGGGATGAACAAGTAACACTACAACAATTAGCTGATTCAGTGGTTAAAGTCAGATCAATAAGAGGATGGAAAAATGTTAATTTTGCTGACAAAGACCAAGGGATCATAGCAGCTTATATAAAAACTGATGGGAAAGTATATTATCGGAATTTTTGTATACAGCATGATGCAACAAAAGTATGGGAATTTGAAAAACAATTAATAGAGTTTACTGGTGTAGCTATAAATATAAATTTATTTATTACTAATGATTATAGAGTTGGGTTTGTAGTTGAAGATTCAGATAATAAAATCTATTGGTATATAACAAAGAGAAACTGGGCAGGTATGGCAATTGTACCTGATAAGTTTTATGTTGAAAGCAATATTAATCTTTCGCTGATTAAAACAAATAGAATATATGGATCACATGATGAAAAATTTGTTATTAATCAAAGTATGGGAATTAACCTATTATATAGTTCCTCATATAACAAGTTTATAAATACAATAAATATTGATGACGGTGATTCTAATTATGGATTAATTATTAGTGCTAATACTTCTTATGAACTTTTTGATATTCAAACAAATGATTTTGAAGTATTCGATGAATTTAATACTCACTTTATGATCAATAGTATTACCAAAATAGATGCTAAAAACTATAGCTTTTTAGTTGATGATTTTAACAGCGCTTTTGGAAGTATTACATTAATGTGTAATGGTGCTACTACAAAAAATGAAGGTGGGTATTTATTTGATACATTTAATATAGCTTTTGTACCTAATGGACTAGTACCACCAATAATACCTATACCAGAAGTTTTGGAGGTATACAATGAGTAAAGAAATAGGGCAAAAGATAACATTAAAATTTAGTGAAGACCTTGTGGGTGATGTAACTGGAATGATACCAGCTCCAATTAATATAGGTGATCCTTTCAGTCCTTTGGGTACTGCAACAGGAAGCAGTAGATATTCTAGCACATACGATTATTCAAAAGCTTTTGATAAGAATATTACTGGTACATTTTGGTATGCAACTTACAGCGGTACCCAATGGATACAAATCCAATTAACTAACCCAATGTGGATTACAGGATTTCGTTGGTATGTGAAAACTTATCCTCCAAAAGATTTTATTGTTGAAGGCTCTATTGATGGCACTGAGTGGGTAACTTTATTTAGTGGTTTAAGTGATAGTAGCGAGGGATGGAAAGAGTTTTTATGGGGTGCTAATTTTGATTTTACTTATTATAGATGGAGTATTACAAGTAAACATTCAAGTTATTTAAGAATATATGAAATTGAGCTAATAAATGCAAAAGGACAAGAGGGTTCATTTGAACTTGAAGGCCAAGAATATCAATATATTAATGGTCCGCTATTAGATAAAGAATATCAAATTATTAGTGTGGAAAATCATCCCACATTAGATAAAGCACTTTTGATTACACTTCATCCACAGTCTAGGTTCAATAATATAGAAGGTGATTTAACATTAACCTATGATGGCATTAAAGGAAATTTAAAAGGGTTAGGTGGACAAGTAGAGAGTTTTATACAAACATTTACACCTACTGAGCTGTTTAAAAAGCCAAACCCTTCAGTAAGTGAAAATATAAAAGCAGAAGTGACTTTAGAAACGATTTTGACAAAAGTGTATTACAAAGATAGGTATTGTGCAGAAATATTTAATATTAATGCAAATTGCTCACTATCTTTTTTACATGTTGATGAGCAAAACCCATAAGAAAGGAAATATATACTATGAACATAAAAGCTAATATAGGTTTTCATAATAAATTTATAATAGAGGTAACAAGAAATAAAAAGGTGATAAAGAAAGGGTATGCTGAGAATATTGTTTTAGATAGGGCATATACAAGGATTTGTAATTACTCAAGTTATTTTTCATATATCCACTTTGGTGGAGGAACAGGAACACTAGATCCATCAAGAACAACGCTATTTACATTGGTAGGTTATAAAAGTGCAGTGACAGAAGAAACTATAAAAGCATTTCCTATTTCTAGTTGGACCAGGAAAATTGTTTTAAATCCAGAAGAATATGTAGATGAAACATTTACCGAAGTTGGAATTTCAGATAGTACAAGTAGTATCAATACCCATGCCTTAATTAAAGACTCAGAAGGAAATCCTTTATCAATTACAAAAACAGATATAGATGTGATAACAATTTATGCAACGATATTTATTGAGCTAATTGATTCTAGTAGTAATTTCTTTTTTGCACAAGGTTCTGATAATGCTTTAATTTCATATCTTACTGGAGGTTCTGCACCAAATGGAAACATTCAAGTTGGTGAATATGCAGGTGAAGCTTTAAAACAAACATCAATTGGTATGTGGGTTGATGAAAATTCATCCACTAAAACAGTAATTATTGATGATAAGAAAATAACATATACTACAAGATTTGGTATAACAGAGGCAAATACAACGCATATTGCTGAAGTTGGCTTAGCAGGTGTTGCAAGAGTTATATTACCTGAAACAAATATATTCACATCATATGACCTTGAGGATATAAATATAGGGGTTGGACACTATTGTAGATGCAGAGAAAAGCAAAAGTCCAAGACCGTTACCGTTAATAGATTTAATAGACGATACACATCCATATGGTAGTATATTTTTGCAAAACGGATTTAACGGGAAAGACTACACATTAAAAACCAGGGCAATTTTAGGAAGTTTTAAAAGTAAAGTGGATTTAACTGGATATGAATTTTTCAATGCTACATATGGTAATTATTATAGAATATCGTTGCATTATTCATATGATGGAACAAGTTATACAAGATTAGTTGATTTAGGTCAAAATGAAAGCTTTGTAATTAATGTAGATGCTCTATATTGGAAAGTTGAATGTTTTTACTATTATTCTAGTGGAAACAGTTTTTATATGTACTTAAAACCGCCAAATTGCACTATGCCAAAAGTAATATTTAATACACCACCAGATACCGGTAACGTTATAACAGCAAACTACTCAGTGCCTTATATGCCAAAAGATGAAAATTATGTATTAGATGTAACTTTTGAGCTTATCTTTGGAGAGGGGGTATAGAAATAAAAAATGGAATTAAATTTTGAAATATTTGATGAAGTTGGAGCAGGTACATATCCTGATGTAATAGACTTTCCTAATAGTCAAGCTCAATTGTTTTTTATTGATACTGGGATATTAAATGGTATGTCTAGTAATGAAATTCGTAGTGAAAATTGGGAAGAAGTAACATTTCAAGAACCTATTTTAATATCACCTGATGAAAATATGACGAATTTTTCAATTGGAATCTTACCTGGATTTGGTATAGTTGGAAGCTATAAGACACCAAATACACACAAAATGATCATCTACGAATTTGCTTTTGAAATGGAAAGGTATCTAAACTCTGGAAGTATAAAATACTCTATGGACACACCAATTACATCTTTTACATTAGATTTAGAAAATCCTATAAATGAAAACCCTGAACATGAAGGTAATGTGGCAATATCGGAACAATCCAGTTTGCTTTCCCCTGGGAGTAAGGTGTCTTTTGAATTTAGCATGGGAGATAGTGAACCATATTTGATGGGTATATTTTATGTAGATAGAAGTAATTTTTCTTTATTAAATGAAACTATTAGTGTAGATGGAAGAAACATTATAGGAAAAGCTCTTAATGATCAAACCTTTGATGAGGAAAATGCTTATCCATATAGTATTCTACATGAACTTATAAAAGAAATTTTAGAAAAAGCTAATATTATTGACGATAAAATACTAGTTGAAAACACTTCAGTTTATGCAGGGTATCAATTTGATGTAAGCATGCCATACATAGAGGGCATATCAGAAATACTAAAAGCTACTGATAATTGGCAGATTAAAGAGTTAGTAGATGGAACGGTAGTAATTGGTTCATCTAACTATACAGGGTTTACTAGTAATTCAAGTTATACTTTTTATAGGGATAAAGATATTTTTACAAGAAGTATTGTGCGAGATGATCAAGAGGCTTATAGAAAAGTTTGTGTTCATAATCAGGATTTTAAAGTATATAAAGAAGTACAAACCTATAGCGGTTGGAATTTACAGGTTAATAAAACATTGTATGTAAATATACCAGAAGGTACCACACTTATTGATGCACAAAATTATGCTGACCAAATAGCAAATAGTCTTTGTTATGTTGGTAAAATTGAAAGCTTTACAGGTCCATTTAGACCACAATTAATTATTGGAGATGAAGCTAATATCATAGGAGATAATGGCTTAACTAATTTGGGGCTTATTACAGAGATAACTCATAGGTTTGGAAAAGGTGGGTTCTATACAGATTTCGTGGTTGATAGTGGTGGTCGACTTGGAAAAGGAAGGTTAAGTGATTATATAGGAAAAATTACAAAAGATAAAACGAGTAGTAGTCGTATTTACGAATAAGGATAAACGTCTTGAAAATAATCAAAGCGTTTTTTTATATGCAAAAAATAAAGAAAAAGGAGAAATTAAAATGAAAGAGGTTTTACTTTATATCCAAATTGCAATTACTGCAATTGGTGGTGGTATAGGTTGGTTTTTAGGTGGTATGGATGGATTAATATATGCTCTGATTGCATTTGTGATATTGGATTACTTACTGGGAGTGATGTGTGCGATTGTTGAAAAACAATTATCAAGTGACATAGGTGCAAAAGGTATATTTAAAAAAATGGTTATATTTGCATTAGTAGGTGTAGCACATATTATTGATAAAAATATTATAGGAGATGGGAGTGCAATTCGTACTGCCGTTATCTTCTTTTATCTATCTAACGAAGGAATAAGCATAATAGAGAATTCCACAAGATTAGGGCTGCCCATTCCAATGAAGCTTAAAAACATACTTGAACAGCTAAAAGACGGAGGAGGTAAAGATGGGACTAATTAATTTAAGGACTAGATTTATGTCTAAAAATGATTGTTATACTGCTAATAGAAAAATCGAACCTAAAGGTATTATGGTACATTCCACAGCAACCCCTGGCGTGATGGCTGCAAATTGGTTTAACTTATGGAACAAATCATATACAAAGGGTGAAGCTAGTAGGCAAGTTTGTATACATGCTTTTTTAGATGATAAGGAAATATGGCAATACTTACCTTGGAATCATCATGGATGGCATGCTGGAGGTAAAGCAAATAGTACACACATAGGTTTTGAAATTTGTGAACCTGCAGGATTTTCGTATTCTCATGGTGCAACTATGGTAGGCTACAACATTAAAAAGAATGAAGAATATTTTAAAGCTGCATGGAAAAATGCAATTAACCTTAGTGTGTTTTTATGTAAGAAATATGGATTAACTGAAAAAGATATAATATGTCACAGTGAAGGTTATAAAAAGGGAATTGCAAGTAATCATGGGGATGTAATGCATTGGTTTCCAAAGCATGGTGAAAGTATGGATAGTTTTAGAAAGGCAGTAAAAAAAGAACTAGAAGGTGCTGATAGCTTAGAAAAAGCAATAGAACTAATGGTAGAAAGAAAAATCATTAACACACCAAAATACTGGTTGAATAATGCTAAAAAAGGTAAAAAAGTAAAAGGTGAATATGCAGCTATTCTAATTAAAAGAATGGCAGATTCAATTGCTAAAATATAACCAAAAGGTCGGACAAATATATAATTGTTCGGCCATTTTTTTATTAGCTATATCTGTTTGGTAAGACCAGGTTTAAATAGGGTGGAAACGGCTATAATGCTTGACTAATAAGGTCTTTAGAGTGATATATAGTATGACTAAATTAGAAAGGAGTTACACATGAAAATTAACGTTATTAAACCTACAATTAAGCAAACTGATAGAAAGCTTAATGTATGTGCATATGCCAGAGTATCAACAAATGATATAAGACAAGAAGATTCACTTGAAAATCAGACTTCAACATATAAAAGACTTATAACAGCAAATCCTTCATATAACTTTGTTGGTGTGTATGCAGATAAAGGTATATCAGGATATTCGGAAAATAGACCTGCATTTCAAGAAATGCTTGTTAAAGCAAGAGCAGGAGATATTGATCTAATCATAACAAAGTCAATTTCAAGGTTTGCAAGAAACACTGTAACAGTATTAAAGGTTGAAAGAGAATTAAGAGATTTAGGTGTTGGTATTTTATTTGAAGAGCAAAGTATAAATACTCTTTCAGGAGAGGGTGAGATGATGCTTTCAATATTAGCTTCTTTTACACAAGAAGAATCCAGAAGTATTAGTGAAAATAGTAAATGGTCATTAAAGAAGAGATTTGAGCAAGGTAAGATATTTATTAATACTACACGCTTTATGGGATATGACAAAGATAAAGATGGTAACCTTATTATCAACAAAGAACAAGCTATAATTGTTGATAGAATATTTAGAATGTATATAGAAGGTGTTAGTGCTTATAAAATATCAATTGCTTTAAATGCTGAAAACATTCCAACACTAACTAATAAAGAGTGGCGAGAAAACACAATAAGAGGAATGTTAAGAAATGAAAAATATAAAGGAGACTTCATACTTCAAAAATATTATACTCCAGAAAATGTAAGAGGGAAAAGCGTAAGAAATACAGGAGAAGTTAAAAGCTACTATATAGTTGAAAATCATCCAGCAATAATAAGCTATGAAGATTGGCAAATGGTACAAGAGATTATGAAAAGAAGGAAAGAGAAAAGGAACATTGGTCAAGATGGAACAAGTAAATACCAAAACAGATATCCACTTTCAGGAATGTTAATTTGCCCTCACTGCGGGAAAGCACTTAGAAGAAGGCAAGTACATAATAAGAAAATTGAATGGTGGTGTTCTACTTATATGGAAAAAGGAAAAGCTACTTGTAAGGGAGTTAAAATATCAGATTCAATAGTAACAAAGAAGAATATAAAAGTGAAAACTGTTATAGAGGAGGAAATTAGAGATGGCAAAAAGCATTACAGTTATACCAGCAAGAAAGACTATGACAATGGAGTCAGAAACAGAGTTGAAACTACAGAAAATGGCAGCATATTGCCGAGTGTCAACAAACCAAGAAGAACAGCTATCAAGTTATGAGAACCAAGTAAGATATTATACAACATTCATAAATGATAACCCATTATATGAAATGGCAGATATATATGCAGATGAAGGAATATCTGCTACCAATACAAAAAAGAGAGAACACTTTAATCGAATGATACAAGATTGTAGAGATGGAGAAATTGATATGATCATTACCAAATCCATTAGCCGATTTGCAAGAAACACTCTTGATTGTTTAAATTTTGTAAGAGAGCTTAAGGAATTGGGAGTTGGAGTAATATTTGAAAAAGAAAATATTAATACTCTTGATGCTAAAGGAGAGGTGCTACTTACAATACTTTCATCACTGGCCCAAGATGAAAGTAGGTCTATTAGTGAAAACTCTACTTGGGGAATTAGAAGAAGATTTGAGAATGGCCAATTTAAGATGAGCACTAAAAGATTTCTTGGATATGACAACGATGAGAATGGCAATTTAATCATTAATAAAAAACAAGCTAAAATAGTAGAGCGAATATATGATGAATACTTATCAGGAAAAACTGTTGATCATATTAAAAGAATTTTAGAAAAAGAAAATATAAGTAATTGGAATGGAAAGCCTATATGGCAATCTACAACTATAAAAAGCATATTGCGTAATGAGAAATATAAAGGTGATGCAATTTTGCAAAAAAGTTATACTGTTGATTTCCTATCAAAAAAAAGAATCAAGAATAATGGCCAAATACAAAAATATCATATTGCTGAGAACCATAAAGCAATTATAGACCCCCCCATATGGGAAGCGACACAAATGGAGCATAAAAGGAGAGAGAAGTATATAAAGGAACATGGCATTAACTCCTATGATCATAAGCCTGAAACAAACCCATTTGCAGGGAAAGTCATATGCGGTACATGTAATAGTATTTATGCAAGAAAGGGTTGGAAAACTAAAGGAGTGTGCCGTAAAGTGTGGCAGTGTAAAGAGAGATATAGAACTAAAGGTGTTCAAGGATGTACCAATCGGCATGTTGATGAAAAGGTATTACAAGAAGTATTTATTCAAGCTTGGAATTCACTAATTGAGAATATTGATGAAGCAAAGAAAAGGTGGGAAAGGTATGCAGAATTCGGAACTCCACTTGAACAATATAGAGCAGTTCAATTTACTGATATAGCAGAAGAAGCAGGGGATATAACAAAGTTTGACAATGAATTTATGTTAAAGGTGTTAGACCATATAACAGTTTATGAAAGTGGAAGATTAGTAGTGAAATTCATGGATGGTACAGAGGTTGAATGTGGTGGTGGGAGTGATAAATACAATTAAATATTGAAAAGTAAATTTGGAGAGGGGGAAGTTGTATATTGAGATAATAAGAAACGGTAAAATTAGGAGAATTTAATTGAAGGTAATAGGAAAATGTTGAAAAATTAGGGCATAAGCGAAAGTTCTGGAAGTAGGATATATAACAAGATTTGAAAGTGAATTTATGTTAAAGGTATTAGACCATATAAAGATATATGAAAGTGGTAGAATAGTAATTATGCTCATGGATGGTATAGAGATTGCGTGTGTGGGAAAACATAAATAA